CGTGAATACTACGCGGCATCTCAGGTTAACTCAGACCAGCCGTACAAGGTGGTGGTGCGTTATAACCCGGAAACGCGCTATACGGCGGGAATGAGAGTTGTTTGGGAAGGCATCAACCTTGATGTCGAGTCCGCTGCCGAACAGCGGGCAGAGGGGCGGTATGTTGAACTGTACTGCCGTGAAAGGTCGCCAGAAGGGTTCCGCGCTTGAGCCGCGAAACTGAGCAAGCAAAGTACGCAAGGGCGTACCGTTCCTCGTCGTACCGGATGGGGGACAGCAGGAAGGCCGCTGTTGCTAAGTACCTTCGGGAAACAGAGCCGAAAGGCTCTTTGCTTGATGTTGGGACGGGGCGCGGCGAGACATTGGATCTGGCCGAATCGCTTGGGTTTGCCCCCGTGATTGGCACTGAGGTCGTTCCTGATCTGATAGATGGTGCTCGCGTTGTGCATGGCGAGGTTCATGCCCTGCCATTCCCTGACGGCAGTTATGACCATGTGACCATGTTCGATGTCATGGAGCATTTGCTCCCCGGCGACGATGAGCTTGCCGTGCGCGAGCTATGTAGAGTGGCGAGGGATAGCGTGTTGCTGACCATTGCCAACTTCCCTAGCGTCAAAGATGGTGAGGTGTTGCATATAAATTTGCGCCCTTACCGAGAGTGGGACGGGCTGTTGCGTGAGTGGGCGGCAGGCATGGTGGTTGATTGGCTACCGAATCACGGCAGCATTAGTGAATGCTGGAGGCTGTCTCATGCCGACCCGAGGGTTTAAGGAACTCGACCAGCAGTTAGCTAACCTTGCTGAAGCTGTCGGGCCGAAGCGTGCTAATCGCGTGATGAAGAACGCGCTTAAGCAGGCCGCTACGCCTGTGCTGAAGATGGCGCGTGCTAAAGCTCCCGTTGGTGACAGGATGCACCGCACTTACAAGGGGACGCTCGCCATTCCAGGCTTCCTGCGCAAGAACATACACAAGCAGGCGTTTGTCACCAAGCAGGGGACAGGCGTGGTGCGCATGGGGCCGAAAGCAGAGGCGTTCTACGGCACGACATTCCTTGAGCGTGGCACGAAGTACATCTCGCCCATGCCGTGGCTTGTACCGGCATTTGAGGCGGCTTCTAGCGCGATGCTGTCCAAGTTCGGGGAGGCGCTTGCCAAGCTGATAGACAAAGAGGTTAACAAGAAGTGAACTTCGCCCGTACCTATCTGCTGGCACAGCCCGATATTGCGGCCATCGTGGGCGACGGCATTTACCCGCTGTTCATCCCGCAGGGCAGAGAGCCGCCGTGCATCGTGTATCAGCAGATTGATGCCGCTCGGCAAGTGACATACGACGGGACTAACAACCTCGTCGGGGCTTCCGTGCAGTTTGATTGTCTCGCCAAGAAGTACGCAGATGCGCGAACTTTGGCCGATGCGGTGCGGGGGGCGCTCACGGACTTTACCGGCAGCATGGCAGGCACGACGGTTAAGAACTGCTTTGTCGTGGCAGACCAAGACTTATCGGACATTGAGCCTGGATTCTTCCGGGTGTCCCTGAATTTCGACCTTTGGTATATCGAATAACCCTTCCCGCAACGCAGCCCGTGTGGGCTATTTCTATGAGGTGATGACAAGTGACGCAGGCCAACATTGGTTATTTCAAGTTCCGTTTGGGCAATGGTGCCTCGACGGAAACTTTCGCGGACATTGAGGAAGCGTTCTCAATCTCCGGCGTGGGCAAGACCCGCGAACAGGTGGACGCGACCAACTTTGATTCCGCTGGCAACCGCGAGTACATCGGCGGCTTGGCTGACGGCAACGAGGTTACGGTCGAGTGCAACTACATCCCGAACGCCACGAACCAGGCTGCGCTTATTGCGGCTGTTGAAGCGGGCCTTAACCGCAACTTCCAGGTGGCGTATACGGCTGTCTCCCCGGAGGAGGTTTGGCAGTTCACCGCTTCCCCGCTGTCGTGGGTTATCAATCCTTCGGTGGACGGGCGCAACAGCATCTCCTTCACTGTCAAGATCAGCGGCGACATCACGGACGGTAGCTAATGTCTCTGAAATCGAAACTGGCAAGCCTCAAGACGGAAGTCGTTGAGGTTCGTGGGGAGTCGGTGACGGTAAGAGAACTGACTGCGGGACAGCGGGTGGAGTTGTTGCAAGTATTCCGCGACAACCCTGCCAAGGCCATGACCATCATTTGCGCGTTCTGCGCATTTGATGGTGGTGAGCCGCTGTTCAGCACGGAAGAAGCTGACAACTTGCCGCCTGATGTGGTGGATGCGATTGCCAATACGGCGTTGCGTATCTCTGGCATGGGAGATGCTGGCCCAAACGCATAGAGCCGGGACGGGCTTTCCTGTTCCGGCTGGCGTTGGCTCTTGGCAAGTCTGTGCGCGAGGTTGAGCAGTTCGGTGCATCCGAATTGCTTGAATGGGAAGCGTACTGGCGTGCGGAGCCGTGGGGCGCGTATCGGGACAATATCCATGCCGGTTTGATATGCGCAGTACTTGGCAACATCCATCGCAGGAAGGGTTCGCCCGAGATTACCTACGAGGACTTCATGCTAAAGGAGCGCGAAGATTACAAGCGTGCCGAGACTGAGCGTGCTTTGGCGTGGTTCCGCAGTAAGGTGAAGAAATGAGCAACAAGAAACTCGCTAAATATGTCGTTGCTCTAGAAGCTGAGACAGCCAAGTACCAGCGCGAACTTGAGAGGGCGCGGAAGCGGTTAGGTGGGTTTGAAAGAAATCAGGCCCAAGCAGTCAAGCGTATGGCAAAGCAGTTTGCCTTGCTTGGAACTGCTGCTGCTGCTGCGTTTACCGCTGCTGTTAAGAGTTCAGTTTCACTCGCTGATGAGATCGCCAAGACTGCAAAGGTTGTCGGCGTTGGCGGCAAGGCGTTGCAGGAACTGCGCTTTGCGGCTGCACAGATGGGCGTGGAATCTCGCGGCCTGGATGATTCCATGCGCAGGCTTGGCAGGCGCATTGGTGAGTTTGCGAACTCTGGCGCTGGCCCTGCTGCCAAGGCAATTGAAAACCTCAAAATCCAAGTCAGGGACGCAGGCGGCAATGTTCGCGCAACAGAGGACATCTTTTACGATGTCGTTGATGCGTTGCAGGCTCTTGGCTCGGACGCTGAGAAGTCCGCATATGCTGCGCAGTTGTTCGGTGATGACTTCGGCCCGAAGCTGGTTCCGCTTCTCAACCTTGGCACGAAGGGCATTGAGCGGTTCCGAATGCAGGCTCGGGAACTTGGGCTTGTTATCAGCGATGACTTGCTAGATAAATCCGAGGACTTAGCAGACAAGTTCAACATCCTTTCTACGGCGCTGCGGGTAAACATAGCCTCTGCCGTGCTTGAGAATGCAGATGCTATTGGGAAACTGACAGAAGCCCTTATAGAGCTTGCGACGCAGTTGGTGACTCTGCCGCAGAAGTGGCAAGAGTTCAAAACCATGTTTGGCATGGGAGCGTCTGGAGAGTTCTCCGGGTTCTCTGATGATCGCCTTGCTGACAGTCTGCGTCAGGCGCAGCGGGAAGCATCTGACTACAAGGCGATGCTTGATGACTTGCGCACGAAGTATGGCGACGGCCCGATGGGGATTGTCTCAGGGCGTTGGGACTTGGAGCGCGAATATGCGGCAAGGCGCAGACTTGTTGCAGACCTAAAAGCAGAGATTGACAGGCGAGCTTCTGGCGGGCAGCAGGGGGCAACTGCTGGCGGTGCGCTTGCCGGTGATGCTGCGGGTGCTTCTACCTCATCTTCAGGCGGCTCTGCTCCAAGCCTTATCCCAGGTGGTGACGATGAAGGAATTGCCCGCGCCGCGAGAGCGGCAGACATCCTCGCCATTACAAGAAGCGAGTTTGAGCAATACGCCGAGGCGTTAAACGAGGCTTATGACTTATGGCAGGCTGGCGAGCTTGATACTGAAACTTACTGGCGATATGTCGATGATATAGAGTCAGGGCTTATCGCTATTGAGGAGCAGGCCATAGAGGCGGCGCAAACGATGTCTGTGTTTGCCGATCAGGCGGCGCGAAACATGCAATCTGCTTTTGCCGACTTCCTGTTTGACCCATTTGAGGATGGGCTAAAAGGGATGCTGATGGGGTTCATTGATACCATGCGACGCATGGCGGCGGAGGCTGCGGCTAGTGCCATTTTTGAAAGCGAGGGTGTTAAGGGGTTCTTTGGGAAACTATTTGACGGCGCACGGGCTATGGGTGGCCCTGTCTCTGGCGGCTCTGCTTACCTCGTTGGCGAGCAAGGCCCGGAGTTGTTCGTACCAGGCATGAGCGGAACAATTGTGCCGAACCACGCAATGGGCGGCGGCGTAACCGTGCAGATTGATGCACGCGGCTCTGACAACCCTGAGAAACTGTTGCAGCTAATCCCCGTCATCAAGAACAGCATCAAGTCTGAGATTTACAGCGAGCGCCGGAGGGGAATAGGTGGCTGACATTACATGGCCCGCAGGCTTGGTTCCTAA